TTAAGTTTGCAGATACGCCTTAAGCTGCTCAAGCAAAGCGGAATCAGGCACGTCATTAAATCGAATCGTCGCGCCTTCATAGCCACGCCAGCTATACCCGCCGCTAAACGATGACGAGTGCTTTTGCTGGTCATCCATCTCGTCAAAGCCATAGATTGCCGCAGCCGGGAAAGCCGATGTTGCGGAGGAATCAACGCCGTTGATGTAGCATTCCACGTTGCCGGGGGCATACGTCCAAGTGACGATATACGCGGTGTTGGCTGATGGGGCTGAATTTGCGTAGTAGCTCGCATCAAAACCAGCACTATCGCTGCGCAGTCGATACGCCCAACGCTGGGCCGTAATGACGCCGATGTAAAGCACGCCGGGCATTTGGTAATCGCTTACATCGTTGGAGTAGAGCGAGTAGCCAAATATCTCATTGATTCCAGTGGGGACCGCACTGGGCTTAACCTGCGTGAGAATCCCGCCCGATGTTGTTGTGTAAGGAACTGGGGCCGCTTCACCGTCCAGTGCGGCGTGCGATACCCACGCCTCGGCGGCATCAATCGAGCTATTCCAACCAGCGTATTTGCCCGTCTTGAATACATCGGCCACACGCACCGGCCCGTCACCGAGCTTGCCAGAAAGCACCTTTCCTGATGCTCGGCAGGTTCGCTGATAGACCACGGTTTCGGTTGTTGGACTGTTAACCGGAGTCAGCACCGCCCCGCTAACATCACAGGTTGTCTTAGCAGTCTCCCAGTTGCGTAGCAAGTCCGTGGTGATGCCCGCGCTTGCGTCCTCAAGGTCAGCGTATAGCACAGGTGTCTTGCGGTTCTGCGTCAACGCTAGTGCTTCCGATGCAGTCAAGGCACGATTCCAAATTCTCGCACAGTGCCAAGTGTAGTTGCCGTAGCGATACCCGCTCCCGATTCGCAACAGTGAAGAACCGCTTGGCAGAGTCGATGCCAGATCATTGCTGGTCAGTGTGACTTCCACGCCATCCAACCACATGCGCACCGTGCCATTGTCGAACGTCATCAAATGGCTTGTTGCGTTCGATCCGCCGTTGTAGGCCGCGCGTTTGTACGTCGAGTTGCTGACGTTGGTCAGCAGCGTCAAGCCGTTCCACTCGTAATCATATGACGACAGGACAAAGCCACTGCCCGCCGAGTAGCCGCCGAGTGCCGCACCACCTTGGCCGATGAATCCTTGCTCGTTGCTTGCCGAGTAACTGTATTGCGGACCACGCCAAAACTCGATTGTCATTGCACTCGCACCGTCTAACTCGCTGATGTGCGGGCTGGTGTGGTACTGCGATGATGCGGCATCGTAGCGAATACCCGCCATCGTCTCGGTCGATTCCGGTTCCCAATCGTAATAGGTGATGACGTTGGGCAATTCCCACGGCTCGGGGGTTGTTGCCTGGGCGATGTTGCTGGTAGCCAATAAGACAGCACCGGAGTCTTTGGCCTTGACGCGAAAGTAGTTCGCGGCCCCTAACAGAACCCCGTCGCTGCCGTCATAGGTTCCGGTGAGCGTGGCATCATCAATGCCCGTTGCAATGGTTGACCAGTTGACGCGATCCGCCGAGCGTTCCACGGTCCAAGTGCCGCTAGGGTCAATGGCGGTGAGGTTGTAGCCTGACCAGTTGACCGTGACAGTGCCGTCGCCGTTGTCGATGGCGCGGGCGGTTAGGCCGTTCCGATCAATCGCCAGCGCCGAAAGCCGACGTCGCCCCATCGTGATGCCGGGTTTGATTTCCATGGTTCGCTTACTCCGCTTGAATTGCTCTAGTACCTTGCGGCATTGTCTTGGGGCGTCGCCGGGAAAAAATGCGGTGACTTTCAGGCATAAACAATCGTCGCTTGTCCCGTCTTGTCATCGCCGCCGATTCTGATGCTCATCCCGCCGATTCGCTCGCGTTTGATCGCCGGATCGTAGGGGATGAAATAGTGACGGCCCTTCGGAGAATCGAATTGATGAACCGGCGTGATATTTCGCTCGGCCAGCCATTGCTCGGCCGTCTCGATCGAAAATGGCCCGTCGCAATCAAGATCGATCAGTTTGCTCTGCGGCCCCAGCAAGACACCGACGCGGGCACCGGGCAGTTGCTCAAACCACTGGCGGATCTTGGCCTCGTCGGTCGTTGCTTCAAGGTGCCAGTTCGATACGATTGGCCGCTTGGCTGTTGGATGAAACGGGACAACCAGCCAGCCGCGGGACGCACACCACAGAGCTAGGTCAATTTGCGGCATTGTCGATCCTTTCGAGGAAGAACACGCCGATAGACTTCGGCCGGCTGTTGGCCTCAGTAATTGTTATGTCCGTGACGCTTGCAACGTGAACGGCGTTTGTCGTGCTACCAGCAACAGTATCGATGACGTTTACCGTCGAGTCGTCCAGATTGTTATCAACGGCCTGCAGTGTTAGCGCGTGGTCATCAATCGCAGCAGCAACGTCAGCGGCCGGGATCGTAATTCCACCCGCGAACGTGTCCATGTACGAGCCGTTACCCCAAGGGAATCGGCCAGTCATATCAATGGCCGCACCAGTCGCTGTCTTATCTGTGTCTTGCGTTCCGTCGCACACGGCCCAGCCGGTTGGCACTCTCGGGGCAGAGTCGGCAAATTGCATCTCTACAGTGCCAATCGCCCGGTCTACATAGCCCTCGCCAACGACTTCGTAATAAGGCAAGCCGGAATCTAGCGGGTCTGTTTGGCCTGGCACTTCGACAAAGGTTACATACTGATCTTCAACGACATTCGGGTCGCCGCTGCCAACGCCCGCAACTCCGTCTCGAATCACGGTCGGAATGTAAACGCGAAACTCCGTGGCGGAATCTTCGCCGATAACGCGGTCCACTTCCACATAGCCAAACTCGCGCGGGTTAAGTTGTGTTAGTAACGCACTTGGCCAGTTGCCAATGCCCGGCGTTTGCTTTTTCCAGTTGGCTTTTGCTTGGCCGTGCTTGATCGGGTTGGCTGTTTCCACACTGAGCAAGATCGGCTTGAGCCCCGCGCTAGATCCAGAATCGTTGACTTGCAGCGTGACGCTACTCCCAAGAACCTTGCCAATTGCAAAATCTCCCGAGTCCGCGGCGTCCCAAGAATCCTCTTTTGCATAAACCGTATCTCCTTGAACTACCGTATCCGGCAGCTTCGCCAGCGCGTGCCCAAACAAAATGCACTGACCGATCTCGCCGTTGGCAACCCCGGTCGAGCCGTTGATCGCGTAGAAGTTCCCGCGAGTGTCGTCAGGCCGCTCGCCGTGCAATCGCCAGCTTGTATCCGTGCTGTCGGCTTCATAATCGATGATCTTGATAACACCGCCAGGCGGGCAAGTCGAGCCGCCGTAGTTCTTCCATTCGATTTCGCGGGGGAACTGTTCGAACAACTCGTGTGGCGTCATCACGCCATTAGCCCGGCGCGCGGCATGGCGATCGCGCTGCAGAGAGGCAGCGACTTTGCGACGGTCATTATCATTGAGTCCGTAAATGCTCATGCTTTACCAGAGGTCGCTAAAGGTTGCTGTGCCGCGAACTTGGATGATACGGATATATGGCTCTGCCAGTGTCGGCGCGGTAGGTTGGGGCCGGATCGCTTCGCCGTCGGCGTCTAGCCACCACGGCTCGGTAATCTTTTGCCCCTTGTCGTCCTTGATATGCACAAGCAACCCGGTCGAGAGATCGGAAAAGCCACGATTAAGAATCTTCTCGTCCCACGTATCGCGATTGATCAGCACTTCAAGCGTTCGCTTATAGAACAGCACTCCGTCAACGCGTTCCTCTTCCTCTTGAATGTCGGTCAAGAGAGCCTTGCAGGCCGTGTGCCCCTTCCAGGTTGCGTTATTCACCTTGAATAAATGCGTATTCCATAGACCGCTTCCAGCGCCATCATCGGCACTCGTCGCAGACCAGAGCGTATAGCGGTACATTAAGCCGCCTTGTTCGAGGTCAATTCCTTCGGTGAACGGCGCGCCAGCCGTGTTTACGATCAGGTTGTTGTCTTTGTCGTAAATCGTGTTCTTCGTGTACTTCCAAGTGCCGCGAAACCAGATCGGCCGGCGCGTTGTCGGATCAGCCGGATCTGGCGGGTCTTCGCCGTCTTCGTTTTCTTCGGGAACCGCATAGTCTACAGAGACAGTCCAGTAAACCGGGTTGTTTTCGCTTTGGTCCGCGCTCTTTTCCAATGCGAATCGCCCGCCGCCGTCTGGATCGGCATCGTAGATCGCTGGAATGCCAGTCGCGTTATACGCTTCCGCTGGGGTAGCGTAGCGGGTATCCATCTTGACCAAATAACGGGCGCGCCGCTTTCCTTGCAGCTTGCTATTTGTGCTGCCGGAACGCCCGCGCAATTCAGTGACTGAGACTACTGCCATTAGAAGTTCGCTGGTTGAAGTGCGGTCAGTTGTTTCTTGGTGTTGTCGCCAATCTGCTGCAAGAGTTTGATTTGCTCGTCGCTCTGTTGGACCAATTCCTTAAGCGGCCGATCTTCTGGCTTCACATTCGGTAACATCGAGGCCAGAATCGCCCGGCTTGCTTCGGCTGTGTTGGCTCGCACGAGACCTGCGAATTGTGGCTGAACCATCGGCAAGGCCGCATCGAGACGCTGGCGAGCAACACCGCGCAGGATATTTGCGTTTTCTTCAAGCAAGCCAAGGCCGTTGATGCGCTGCATTTCGTTTTCGAACATCTTGGCCGGACTAAGCGCGTCTAACTCGGCCTTGTTGGCCATTTGTTTGTCTGCCCAAGCCTGAGCCTGATTTGCCCCCTTTTCGAGTTGCGCGGCAAAATCGTTGACCTTCATCGTCGCCATATCCCATTGACGCATCGCCTCGCCGGCAATCGGGTTCGTTCCCTGTCGCTGAATGACTTCGCCAAACTTAGAAAAGACGAGCATCAACTCAGCAGAGGCATTGGCTTGTCGCAATTCCTGCGCGCGAGCAAGGCCGTTCGCGATGTTTTCTTCGATCTTTTTGCCGAATTCATTTGCAGCACGGTTGAAATCGTTTTGCTGGCCAAATGTTGGTCCACCAACCCGGACGCCAGCGAACCTGCCGGGGCGAACATTGGGGTCAAACCCCGCTTCGCGCATGGCCTGATCGCGCGCGTCTTTGATGTTTCCAGCTTTCCACATACGCGCAAGGTTTGCGTCTCGCTCCAATACTGCCGCCTCTTGACGCGCTGCAATGATTTTTTTCGCGGCATCGTCCCCCACTAACTTGGCAATGCTCAATTGCCGTGGGTTGACTTCTGGGGTTTGCGGCTTGATGGATTCGAGCAACTTGCCGGTCCGCTCCATATCGGCCTTAGCCTTGGTGTCAATCGCAATGCCGCGATCTTTGAGCGATACGGTCCCCTTCGTGAGTTTGTCGATCTGCGATTGCTTGATGCGAGTCGAGATTTCCCCAATGACCGGAATCAGTTCACGGCCAGCAGCAACAGCCGCCGCGATAGGCAGAGACCACGCCCCCAGCGCAACACCGATGCCGCCGATCTTGCCGATCAAGTCGCCCGATGATGCGATCTGCTTAATGCCGGTGAACAGCCCTTTGTTGCCCATCAAGACTTCAAGGCGACTACTGAAATTACGGCCGCTCTTTTCGATCTCTCGAAAATTGCTATTTGCCACATCCGTAGCACGGCGCATCCCGCGCTCAAACTCGGTGACGTTCGCCGACATGGCGACAACCATACTCGCAACTTTGATGCTGTCAGCCATGCTTTTTACTCATTGCGGCGTTGTGTCGTTTGGCCCATAAATCCCAGTCTTCGCCCGTTGCTTGGCGTGGCTTTTCAAACCGCACAAGGCAATCTCGGAAACTGACTTTTCCACCTTGAACGCTTGCCAGAATGTGCGTCTGCTTTGCCGTCGCAAAGTTCAGCAAATCCCACGGCCAGGGCTCTACGGCGTAATACTGCTGCCAGCGTGTGAACTCGCTCGACGTGATGTTGTCGAGCAGTTCGCTTTCGGTCTTGTGCAATGCGCGAGCAAGCTTCGTTACAAACAGTCCGCTTGCCCGCTCGATGCGTTTTTTCCTGTGAGACCTGCCAAGTGCGGGTCATCGTCGGCGTCAACGTCGAGCGTTGCGTCTTCGCTTTCCTCGTCGTCGCGCTCGGCTTGCTGGGTCGTGTAAATGCCAGCAACCAGCCCGATCTCCCGGGCTAGGTGCTCGATTAACTGAGACGAGAGCGTGTCGCAAATCTCCTTGTGATCTTCCGGCTTATCGAAGATCTGCGCGCCGTCCTCATCCACGAGGCCCAGTTGCACGAGCTTGGCGGCCACGGCCGTCGAACTCGTCAACCGCCCTTGATCGTCAAGTTGCTTGTGCATGAACTTTTCGAACTCGATCCGCTGGCGGCCTGTCAAGTCGCTGGCAAAGACTTGTTGCTCTTCGCCGTCGAGCATGATCTTGAGCCCAACGCGGGCCAACTCTTTGCCGGACGCCAGGAACTTCTCTCGCAAACCCATGAGGATGAAACCTTGTGACAGAGTGAGGGGGAATCGAAACAGCGATCAGCCAGCTTTAGGCGATGCTGGCCACGGCGATTGCACCGATCGGTTGCAGGCCGAAGCTCTTCTTGTGGATCGCCTTCACGTCCACGCTCTCGGCGTTCCACTGGGCAACATACGCGCTAAACGTGTATTTCTTGCCGCTCGTGGGGTGATGAATTTCGCAAGCCGCCGACGCGCCAGACATTGCCAGGGCTTCGAGGTCTTCATGCACCGAGTTGGCCGGGTCGAAGTTCAAGATGCCGGTGATCGGCGCCGGATCGGGAATGGTGCTGTCGCATTCCATCCAAGTCGAATCCAGATCGGTCGTATCGACCTTGTCGTTCGTCCAACCTGGGGGAACGAGCGAGACGACTTGCGGAATCGCGGTGAGAACGGAATCGAGCGTGACCTTGAGGACGGTCCCCTTGCCTTTAACGTGTGCCATGGTTCAACCCTTATTTGGAAGCGAGAACGAAAAACAAAGTCGAGCGGTAGTAAGTGCGCTGATCGGATGCGTCTGGCGGATCGCCGGCGTCGGTCGTCGTGTCTTCGGCAACAATCGCGTCTATGTTGCGTGTGCCGTACACCGTGACGTTGTCGGCTCCATAGCAAGTCACGGTCCCGGTATGTTGCGTTAGGCACGGATCGGCATCAGTGCCGCGTATCATTTGGTCGAGCAAATAGGCTTCGTTGTAGGATGCCGCATAGCAATCGACCGCGATGCGTGAATTGATGTGCGTTTCGTCGTTGTCAATGTCCGGGTCGTCGCCGTACTCTTGCAGCCGAATCACGATCGAGGGTAATGCCTCGCCCTGAGGCCGGTTCTGCAAGTGGATACGTGTATCGACCAGGTCCACAATGTTGGCGACATTGCGGAGCAATTGGGCGATGCAGGTTTCGACACTTGGCGACGACATGGTTATTTCTTGGGTGTTGCGGCTTTCACCGCGGCGGCTCTCAGTTCCTCTTTGATCGACTTCACTAAATCGGCTTTGATCGCTTCGGCATTGTCGTTAAAGGCGTTTCGCAGGAAGTGCTTTGGCTTGACGACTCGGGTTTTATCGCGGGCAATCGTCAGCTTTGCGGCGGTGATCTTCTTGCGAAAAATCAGCGGGACCGCTCCGCTCTTGCCAATCTCTTGTTTCTCGCGTCGCAGCCACTTTTGAGCAGTGCGAATTGCGCCGGACTGCCGGTGTCGTCCCGTTGGTCGCCAGCCGTATTCCTGAAACCCGCCGTAAAACGTCTGCCCCTTGTAATCGCCCGCAGCAGTTCCCACGGTGAAACCGACAACGGCCTTGCGCGTTCTTTTGAATGCACGAACTTTCAGCGTCTTGATCAGCAAGCCGCTCTTGCGCGGTGCCCGGAACTTCGCCCCGCGGAGCACCGTCTTGGCCGACTCTCGCAGCGACTTCCGCAACGCGCCCTTGACCAACTTGGCCGGCAAGGTGCGCAGCAGTTCCAGCGTTTCGACGTCGCCCGCAAGGCTCACTTGGACTTTGATTTGTGCCATGAGTCACTAGGTCGTCTCCCGGCAAACGAGGATCGCCGTGCGATTTCGCTCATCCATGTTCGTGATCGAATCGATGTGCAGCACGCGCGAGCCCCAAAGCAGCCGCCAGCCGCTCGTGATCGACTCGCCCAAAGGCCAGCGGAGCGTAACGCGGTGTTGCGTCTCGCTCTGTACGCTGGCATCATCGACGTATTCACGACCGGCAAACGGCTCGATCTTTGCCCAGTAAGTTGCTTGCGTCGTCCAACCACTGATAACGGTCTGCCCGCCGTCGTCGCGGCTATACGTCGGCGATTGCAGTGCTACGCGGTGCCGTAGTTCGCCGGATTTCACTTGTCGGCCTCCGACATTGGCTCGTACTGGCGGAAGTCGTCGCCCACGCAATAAGGTCTCAGGAGATCGTGAAACCCGACGGCGATCTTGGTCGTGCTCGCCTCGCTGAGGTTTTCGCGGAACTCGTACAAAGCCCCGACCTGCAGCAAGATCGCTTGCTTGATCAGGGCCGGGACCGCCGCGGCGTTAGCGTAGCCCGCTTGGTACGGAATCGTGATCGGCAGCGGCCGCTGATCGTCAACCGTCGGCCACAGCGCATAGCGGGCCGGCACAATCATCGGCTCTTCGCCGGCTTGCTCGATCAAGTCCGCCACGAGGATCGACTCTGAATCACCCGCGAGGTCGTAATAGGTGATCGCCGTTTCGATGTTCACGAGCGGCGGTCGCGGCAACAGCAACGGATCGCGGCCAACTGGGAACTCTTTGAGCTTGAGCGTATGCAGCCGCTTTTCGATGCTGCGACCCATGAAGACTTCGGCTTGATCCGTCGCGGCGTAAATGAGCCGGGTGATCAAAGCGTCTTCGTCGCTATGGTCAACGCGCAAGTGCAGCTTGGCCTCGGCGAGCGAGACTTGCAGCGTCGAGAGTGCGGCAATTGAAAGCGAGTACATAGCGGCGCGGTGTAAGGAAAAAGCCCGGCGCGGCGAGCGCGTCCGGGCTGAGGATCAAGACAACAGCCCAGTGATTAAGTCTTCTGGGTGTTCTGCGGCAAGCTGCGAGGATTCGTCAGCGCCCAGACAACGCAAACCGGGACGTTACCCGAGTTAGACGCCGGCGTGATCGTGAGTTTGAGATACTGCTTTTGGCCCTTGTAAAAGAGCTTGAACGTCTTGCCGTCGTCACTGAACAGCGGATTAGCCCCAGCTTCCGTGCCGATCATGTCGGCATCGGCAACCGCGGTGTAAGTTCCGCCAGAGGTGTCGCACTCTTCCAGCAACGTGGTAAAGGTTGCGTCCGTGTCGGCGATTGTTCCATAGGAAATGATCGCCATTGCACCGGTAAAACCGGCGCAGTTGAGCACGTCCGTTACGAGAGCCGTGTTGTCGGTCGCCACGCGAGGCGTGAGGCCCGCGACTAGCTTGATCCGAGAGTTGATATCGTTCATGGTGAATTCCGCTTGCGCGGCCTTTGAGTGGTTTTGCGTTGGTGATCCGCCACGTTGTCGGCGGCGGTCTCGACTTGCACGGTGCGCGGCGGATCGTCGAACAATTCCGTCGCCCGTTCGTTCTCGACTAGCTCCCGGGCTAGCTCTGCTGGCAGGTCATAGACCTGGCCAGCGAGAAGCGTGCGCCCGGGGCGAATCGAAAACTGATTTACAAGAACTCGCATTGCTCACGAGGTTAAAGGAACTAGCTGGAGGTCACGTTCAGGTACTTGACCGGCGCGGTGCCTGCGTTGAGCAAGCCGCCGTCGCAGCGAGTGAACGCCGTGAAGCCGGTTTGGTCTTCGGGTCGGTAACGCTCGTCCATGCGATAGAAACGCATTGGACCCGCGCGGCGGATTTTGTACTTCGACAAGTCGCCGAAGAGGACAACCTTATTGCCAGCGGTGATTGTCGAGTCCATATCGTTGTTGATAAAGACTGGCTTTCCTTCGATCTTGTCGGGGGTCTGTGCGTCAGCACCGGCCTTCCAGACGTACTGGTTATCGACCTTCAGTTTGCGGATCGAAGCCGCGATCAGGTCGTGAAACATCCAGCCGACACCAGGGGCGTTGCGATAAGCAACGTCAACCGAGTGAAAGAGGTCGATCAGCAGATCGTAGGTGATCGCAAGGCCGGCCGTATTTGGGCCGGCGCTAGCGGCACCGACGATGCCTTGCACGGTGTTCCCGCCGTTGCCGGTCGTGAACTTGGTGTTCTCGATGCGGCCAAGACGTTCGCCGATCGCTTCGGCCAAGATCGGGATAATGTCGATCGTGGCATCCTGCATCAACTCTTCGTTGACCTTCAAGACGCCAGAGCGGAACTTGAAAGCTCCTAGAACCAAGCCGCCCATCGACGGATCAGTGTCGTCAGCCGCGGCCGCCGCTTCACCGACTTGCGAACCGGTGTTCGCGGTGTCGTCGAACGTCGGCCAGGTCAGATTGCCGCCGTCGCCGGTGACCATCGTGTCGGAAGTAACCAACATCGGGCCGTAATAGAGCATGTTGACTTCGATCATTCGAAGTAAGCTCTGCGGAACGAGGACACCGCCCTTTGCCAGCGCAATCGATTCGAGAGCGCGGCATTCGGCTTCAAGCCGTTGCGAGCGACCGTCGGCATTGCCGTTACGCGCGGCCTTTTGCAGCCGGCGATAGTTCTTGGTCGTGTCGAATGGCAGGTGAAGCCGTTTCGAACGCTCCAAGCCGCAAGCCTTCATCGCCTTCCGGCCTTCACGAGAGACCGGGATTCCGGCCATCTTGCGAACAACTGCATTAAAAGCAGCTTCGCGAAGCTCTTCCGTGATGGTTTGAGCACCGTCTTGACCTTGGCGGCGTTGGCCAGGATCGCGGCCAGCGTCATCGCGGCCAATCCCGCGAGTGTTGGTCGTTTGACGACCTTGCTCGTCGATTTGAGCGAGCCGATCCGCGATGCTTTTGCTGCGGTTTTCGGCTTCAATTTCGACCATGACAGCGTCATAGTCCTTGTTGAGTTGGTTCCAATTGGCTTCTTCGCCGTCTTGCCACTTGTTGCCAGCGGCTTGATAGGCGTCGGCCTTGGCCCGGATTTCTGCGGCCAGCTTTTCGCGCTTGGCCTGTTTTTCTTGAAGAGTCATGTTTGATCCCGCGAAAAAATCGAGTGATGGATTTCGCGGTTTCAAGCTCTTCGCCGATCAACCGCTTCGTTGCGGCTGAATCTGCGAAAAAATATCTGGGAAAAAATGCGCCAAACTTACGCAACCCGGAAACGGTCGCGGTCGAGATCGAGCATGCGCAGCCGGACCTTGAGGGCCTCGTCCGCTTCGGCATCCCGTTTCGCGCGGAGTTTCTCGATCTCGCGCTGTATTGCCGCCCGTTCCGAGTCGCTGCGGATCGCGGTGCTCGTGGCCTCGTAAGCCGGGATCGTGACGGGGCAAACGTCGTACAGATCGCAGTCGGTGATCTCGCGAATGACAACGTCGCCGACTTCGGTGTAGGTCCAAGACTTCGCGATAAACGCGAACGAACTGCCGCGCAGGTCCCCGCGTTCGATCTTGGCCGCGACGCTCACGGCTTCGGGATCTTGCTCGTTGACGTCGATCTCGTACCGCAAGCCCACGGCGTCAACCTGCAGCCGGACCGTGCCGTTCGCCGTTCGGCCCAGCAATACGCCGTCATCGTGGTTAAAACACCCGACAACGTCTTGCGCTTCGGCAATGGCGCGGTTAAACGCCCCGGGCGCGATGCGCTCGTAAACCGTGTCCCACAGTTGGTACTCGGTCCCCGGGTTGCCCGCGTCGTAAAACACGGCGGCATAGCCACTGATAACCCGGGCGCCGTCGGCGCGCTTCGAGAGAGAGACCGGACGGTTGCGGGTGATTAAGCGGGACCGAGACATTGATCCTCCAATTCGGCACAGAGCCGATCAACGGTTGCGGGGAGTGTTTCAGGAGATTTGCAGGCTTCGGCCAGCTTCGCGCGGAACTCGCCGCAAAAGCCTTCGGGGAGTCCCGCGGCTTTCGCTTCGGCTTCGAACTGCGGCCAACCGGTTCGCGTCCACTGCTCGAGCGAGTGCGGCTTCTCGGCCTTGTGCCGGGCTTGCCGCGCGAGAGCGAAGATCAGCGAGACGCCAGCGCGAGAGTGCTTTGGCTCGACCAGATCGCGAAGCTCGTGAATGATCTGGCCTTCGTTGCGGATCGCGTTGGGATCGACAGCCGAATCGACGTTGCCGATCTTCTGGTTGTCCGCGCTGCCCTGTTGCCCGTAGCCGGCGAGGTTCGTCTGCTGAAAATAGTCGTCGCCCTTGCCGTCGGCCCGCGCGTTGAGATTCCACCAAGAGCGGATTTCGTTGGGACTGAAGACGCCGATACGAGCACCCAAGGCCCCGATCTGCATTTGCGTCATGGGGTCCATGAAGATCGCCGCGCGGCTGTTGTATTCGAAGTAATAGCCGTCGGCCTTTTCCTTGGCCGTAAGCAGCTTGCGGCGGCACTCTTGCGCGATCTGGAACAGGTCCGGCATCAGAGCCGAATCGAGGTACGCGGCATCGTCGGCGGCTTTGCTGTTGTACGAGACCGAGCCGGTGACGCCGAGTCGCGAGCATGGGATCCCGTAGAACCGCGCGGCGTCTTTGACTTCGTATTCCCGCGTCTCAGTCATCTGCCCTTCGTTGGGCGGGATCGTCAACTGCTGAAACTTCACGCCGTCGCGAAGCACGAGCATCTTGAGCGCGTACTTTGGATCGCTGATTTTCTTTTGAAAGTCCGCGTCGAGCCGGTCGCCCGCTTGCTTGCTCATGCCTTCCGGCAGCGTCAGCACCCCGCCCGCGCGGGCCCCGTTCTTGAAGAACTTCGAGGCGAAATTCCCCGCGGCTAAAGATCGCCCGGCGGTTTCTCGAGCCGCGTCCAAGATCGCCATTCCCTCGACGGTATCAAGCCCGATACCGCGAAGGTGAATCACATCGGCCGCGTCGGCGTATTCGATCTTGCCATTGACTTCCGTGGCAAAGTAGAGCGTCCCCTTGATCCGCTTCGGCGCCGTACGATCTGAGAGCAGCGGCAACAGCGACAGCGGCCGGCCTGCGGTGTCGCGTTCGATGAAAATATACGCGTTCCCCCAGATTTTTAGCTGCGAGACAACGAACTGCCAGAACACAAACGCCGACATTTCCTCGTTCGGTTCGTTGCGGACCAACTCGAAAACCGGGTGATCGGTTGCCTTTTCGCGGTCTTGCGGCCCCTTGCGCAGATAGAGATCGAGCGGAAGCTTGGCAATGTCCCGCGAGATCATCGAGACGCATTGCCAGATCGCGGCCACGCTGAGAAACTTCTTAGGCGTGACGGTCTGCCCAGACTCGCTTGATCCGCCCCCACTGTTGCCTTCAAAAAGAGCATCGATCGTGCGGGGATCGCTCAGAGAATACGAGGGGTTTTCTAAGACGGAGCGCGTTTGCACCCCAGCAGAAGAAACGATAATCGCGGTGTTTTCCGGTGTTTTACCCATGCGAAAAATTTCTTAGATTTTTCGCGGGAAAAAATGCGCCGGATTACGGCAAGGGGTATAATTCGGGCATGACTACCAACTACGAAACATACTTTGACTCGATCGCGCAACAGAGCGTAACCCGCGCATTTGTCGAAATTGACGGCCAAATTTATGGCCACGAAGAGTTAGGCCAAGACTCTGAGCAATTGCGAAAAAAGGCAGAGCAGTATCTGCGATACAACTTGGCGTGGGAGTTTGATCGAAAATGGTCTAAATCACTTCGATCTCCGCGTCTTCTGCATCATAAAAACTTCTGTTGTTGATTGGTTCCATCGCCCCAGCCAGTGCCATAACTGCAGCCGCGGGGCCGTCAACCTTGCGATAGTCCCCGCGCTTAGGCTTGCAGATCTTGATGTTGCCGTTGCTGTCGGTCTTGGTTCTGGCGTTCGACACCTGCCAGTCCATACACTTGTTTCCCGGGTGCTCAATCCGGTTCGCGATGATCAGCCGCTCGAATTCCTTTGTCGGCTCGTTCAGGTTCGTGTAAGTCTGCGGGCATTCTTCGATCGTCAGCCCGTCGGCCTCGAGATCGTGCGCAAATTGACTCGCGTTGTACGGATCATAAAGCAGCTTGCGCAGGTCGAAACGCTCGCGAATCTCGGCGATCTTGTTGCGAATGTAGCCGTAATCGGTCACAGCACCGGGTGTCAGATCGATAAACCCCGCCTTGCTCCATTGCTCGTAAGGGACCTTATCACGCATCGCGGCGGCCGCATCTTTGGGCAACCAGAAAAACGAGACGATTGCGATTCGCTCGCCTGGCTCTTGCGGCGGAAAACACAACACAAGCGAGGTCGTGTCGGTCGTCTTGGCCAAGTCGAGACCCGCATAGCATTCGCGTCCAGCGAGGCGTTCGAACAATTGCTCGCTGTCAACCGTCGCCGCATTCCAGAGATCAACGCGCAGCCACGGATCGACGCCGCCTTGCCAGATGTTCAAGCGGTACATTTTGAAAAGCGATAGCTCGTGCGCAGACTTGCAGCTTTGGTGATAGTCCGACAGGATTTCAATCAAGTCGATAGTGTGCCCCAGCGATGGGTTCGCCATGCGGATATATTTCTCGGGATGAGCCGCGAGATCGGCATCGCTCAGGTTCTGCGGAGCGTGGTAACTCTTATGGTAGTGCGTGATGTTCTCTAATGTCCCGGCGATAATTTGCTCGCCCATTTCCCATTGCTCGTGGCCGTAGGACGTGGGATCGTCGCCGGCCGTAGATAGGCCGAGAATGATCGGCTCGCTACGGGAAATTCCCATGCGGCTAATACGATTCATAGCCCCACGGTCAACAACGTGAACTTCGTCGATTAAACCATTTCCGTTCAATCCTTCCTTGCTTTTTTGGCTTCGAGTGTCGCCGGTTGACATTGGCAACAAAATGGAATTTGTCTCTAGGTCTGTTATCTGGTACTTGCTTTTATTCACTGACCCAGCTTCGCAAAGTTCGGGTGATGACTCAAACATTTTTATCGCGTGCTCGCCAGCAATTGCTCGAGCCTGGCTGCCGTCTTTTGCGAAGAAGAAATTTTTACCGCCTTGTTCGCCGTCGCCAAACGTCAAATAGAGCCCGTACCATGCGAGGGTTGGGGACTTCTTGCTCTTCTTTGGGATCCAAACATTAGCAGACCTGAAACGTCGCACCCAACGCTTCCAACGCTCAGACCACACAACCCAGCCGAAGATTTGCATAGTGTCTTCGACTTGCCAATCGTGCGGTATCAATGGTTCGCCGGCGCAGTCACCTTCATAGAGAACAAGGTGCTCTTTTGCGAATTCTATTACAATCTCGCCTCGCTCTGGATCAAAACGGCACCCTCTCTCAAGTGCCAATTCGTCGGCCTTGTTCCGCACCCATTTCTCTGATTGCTTGCGGGTTAGTGGCCCGCGCTGTGCTTTGCTCATCGCACTCTACGGATGATCTTCTTACTGCTGCCGCGCGGTGCACCGATGATCTTGGCCCGGGCCGTCGGGGACAAGCCAAGCTCTTGCGTCAGCTTGATTGCGATCTCGATAAACCGCTTCGAGAGACTGATCCAAGGGGATTCGTAAGACCCACCCTTGACCGTGAGCACCATGCCGCCGCGGGCTTCGACTTCTTTTTCAGCCTCACGCCAACGGCCGTAGGCGACGCAGAACATTTCAACGAGGGTCAGATCAGATTCGGCCAGCGTTCCGAGTTGCGAGAGGATCGGCATGATTGAACGCCACTTTGCGGCCGCGATCTTTCCAAGGTGCTTCGGCGGCGGCGGGTTACGAATTGCCACAGACTCGCCGACACTGCCGGCGATCTTGAGCGAAATCGGTTTTGGCTTGCGGCCTTTACTCATTCCGAGAAACACCACTTAAGGAACTCGATCAACAACACGGCGGGAACGACGTAGAGCGCGGCCAGAACCCAGAACCATGGAAAGATAAACACCAAGAACCCTGTCCAAGCGTAGGCCGACAGATCGCCCGCATCATACGCCGCGCGAGACTTCGCGAACTCGCTGGCCAGGAAGTGACAACCCAGCGCGAGCCACGCGAGAGCGTAAAGACGAAAACGAATTGCACTCAGAAAATCCATTTGCTTTTGTCTTTCGAGTCATCCAAAAAAAGAATTGCGAGAAAAAGCGTCAAAGCGGTTGCAAGAATCTTAAACAAGGTTGCTAGCCGCATAGGCGACCACCCGGGGGGGTCAAATTTTTAAAAAAATGTGCGCGTAGGGCCGACGGTCTTGGCCGACTTGCCTACCCAGATTATCTGCCACCTTGGCAGTCAGCCTGTTTTCGCATCGGTTTCCGCCTGTTTTTGCCGCATCACTCGCCGCGCCGCGTTTTCTCCGAGTGGTGCCGCTTGCATAGTCCTTGCCAGTTGGTCACATCCCAGAACAGTGTATGATCGCCTCGATGCGGCTTGATGTGATCAACCTCTGTTGCGAGTTGCAACTCTCCTGCGGCCTCACACACACGACACAAGCGGTTTGCTGGCTTGGCCAGGAACGCCAGCGCTGCGAGTCGCCAGCGGTTGCCGTACATTCGTTTGACTGAGCTTGGACGATGCTCTCGACGGTGCCACGGCGGGCGATAGGTCTTGCGTTTGTCCGGCATCAATAGCAAAGCACATCGAGTGTCGCGTCGGTCGAGTCCTGGCGGATCGCCTTGAGTTTGTACACATCGCCGTCGAACCAAATGGTGTCGCCGTCAACGAGGGGAAAGCCGACGCTCGAAGTCGGGGCAGTGCCGTCATCGCGAATGCGAACGTCAGCGCCCGAGCAGCGGATCAGACAGCGCTGAACATTCTCGGGGATCGTGGGCGTTGCATCCGCAAGACTGACAGCGCTACTGCTTACGGTTAGCGTTAGATAACCTTTTGCTTCTAGTGCCATGGCTCACCTGTTCTCTGAGTATTGAGGAAAGTTGGTTTGTTGTTCTACTCTTGCTCTTCGGGGTACTCGCGTTCGATCAGCAGTTGCAGGTAATGCATCGCCTTTTCGAGGTCTTGCTTGCCGTTCTTGTCTCGGTGTCGAACGACGTACTTGATCACGTTGCCCTCGAGAAACGTCAGCCCGTTTTCCTCAATGAAGTCCACTGGCTGAATCGTCATCTTGGCATAGTGATTACCGCCTACCTGTCTGTCGCGTGCGCTCTTGCTTTGCGCCGCAAGTTGCTGTTGGAATCGCTCGCGGACGTTTGGCTTGCTGGTTTGTTCTGTCGATCCGTTCACCGTGTCGATCATGGTACGTCATCCAGGTTGTGTGATTAAGTTCAACAATCAATCGCAAAAGAGCTTCTTGACGCAGACCATGCCGCGTTCGTGGTCCATCAAACAAAACGATTGCAGCGGTTCTTGGTATTCAAAGCCCTTGAACTCCGCATAAGTCGAGTAGCCGATCATGCTGCCGTTGCAATGCCAATTCAGGCCAGGCGTAAACGTGTGCTTGTCTCCAATAATGTCGTAGTGTGATTTCCTAGGGCCAACGTTACGTCGCAAAATCGACTTCATGACCGGCACTGTGATTCCGCCAACACCACCTTGAAACTTGATACTGTCGCCGTGCATGAAGCGGACTCGCTGCTTTCCGATCTCGGCGTAAGCGACATAGCCCTCGCCATGGTCCCATGTAATCCGCGGATCGTCGCCAATGAACTTGGCAATGTTCCGGTACATGAGGTATTCATAGCTCGTCTCGTTTCGATTTGCGGCTTGTGTCTTGTGGGTTGTTCTGCCGTGATTGCCAACGCAAGTGACGACATGTACTCGTTTGCAGCGGCTTTGATCCAACAGCGTTCGCAGACTTCGCTCGAGTAACTCCGATGCGTAAAACACTTCCATCGGCGGGGCCAGAGCGTTTGTCTGCGCTAACTCTTCATGGATCCATCCGGTGATAAAGTCGCCAAGCAGAGCCACAACCAGCGTGTCAACCGTGGCCAGCCCGCGTGAATCCTCGATCATGGCCAGGGCTCGCCGCGTTACTGCCTCGCTCCGCCGCTTGGCTATATCCAAGTTGTACTCGTTCAGATAACTAACCTTGCGCGGGTCAACCGTCTCGCCGACATGCCAATCGCTAAACACCACGATAGCTGTGGCGTGCGGCTTTTGGCCTCTCTGTTGCTTCGGATTGATCGGCTTGACTGGGTTTCGCGTGTTCAACGCTTCCAATATCGACAGCCGCTTCTCCGTCGCTTCCTTGTCCTTCAATGCCTGTTCGTATTTCTTCGCTAGCTGCTTTTGCTTGACTTGCTCTTGCTTGGCGCGGGCATCGTTTCGGATTGCCTCGCTCGCATCGAATTTCAAGTTTTTGAGCAGCTTATTTGCCATTCATCCACCTGCGAAATACGTCAATGCTTCCAAGTTGCGGAAGTTGCTTGCAAAGTGCGTCATGCATGTCTCGAAGCGAGCAAATAAATTCGCCGGCCCTATACTTCTCTCGCACTTCCAGCAGATCCTTTTGGACCGCTGGCGGTAACTTGCCAAACCAGTTGATCTTGGCTTTGGGCTTGATTGTTTTGATCGCCGCAATCAGCTTGTTTGCCATCACTTTTCCCTACTCGTTGATACGCTCAAAGATCGGTTCTGAGTGCAACACGGCTGCGATTCTCCTGGCTAGTGACTCGACTGCCTCTTCTCGCCATTTCGGTTCCTCGGCGTGTAGGCATTCGTGAATCACCCTGTCCGTCAGCAACTCACCTCGTAAGCAATCAGCAATCGCAATCTCGCATTTCTTGTCATCGAAATAACCGTCCGAAACAACCAATTGGCGAGTGAACCGAAATGGAACGATGATCCCGTTTTCAAGTTTGAAATAGGGGCCGTTCATCAAACACTACCCAGTCAAGGAAGTAGGAATCATCAAAGCCTTCGTCGTCTGGTAAAGATGCGTCAATTTTGCTTACCCCTTGATCCATAATGCCTTGATCGGAATAACCCGAATGCCGGGCGTATCTTCGCCCTCTTGATTGCGGTCATACTCAAACGTGTGTGTACCTCGTCGGCCTCTGTGTCGGTCGCTCGCGTCTCGTCTGCGGGCTTTTTCTAAGCACCGCTCGCAACACGGCGGGCCGTTCCAATCGGCAGCAATCGGCGCTTCGCAGCGGGTGCAGCGTGTTTGCGGCTCGATGATTCCGGTTTGTGCGGCCATAGTTCTAAAAGCAACAGCCCCGCCCGATGGGGAGTGAGGGGAGGTTAGAAGGGTCAGGGCTGTTGCGATTCGGGGTTCTTTATCTGCCTTACTTCATCAGCGATTCTTCGCTGCTTGTCTTGTTCAACCAACGTCGCGAGGCCATGGCAGCGAATCGCAAGCGCGGTCGCTACCAGAGCCAAGACGACGATTATCAGGTCGGAAACCATTACTTGTTCAAAGCCTTGGCGACAGCGTCCTCGATCATCTTGAGCAGCTTGCCCTCGCCAAACTTCAACTCAGGATCGGCCGGCGCTGGGGCATTCGGATCAACCGGTGTTGCCGGTGCCGCTGGATTCTGCTTTTGCTTCTTCCAGGCACGGAACACAACGAAAACAGCGAGACCAACGACGCCCCATTGCGCCCAAGGCACAACAGCACCCAGCGCGGCCAAGAGTTTCGCGGCCGTTTGCAACTCGGGTTGATCCTTGAGAAGTTCGTCGAGGATCGCTTGCGGGATCTGGGTCAACAGCTTGCCGCCACTCGTGAGAATGACTTGCGGCTTGGTTGTATCCAGGCTCGGAAACTCGAGCTTGGCTTGCTCGGGATTGATCAGCCGCGGCTCGGCTTGCGGATACTTTTCACGGAGCAGCGTCAGCAATCGCTTGATGCCGGCCCGCTTCTCTTCGCTCGACGAAAGCAACTCGGGATCGACCACCACGCACAACGAATCGGGCTTCTTGAGAACGCTCGGCAGTTCCTTTTCGGGCGCTGGCGTTGGCTGAGCATCGGGGTTCACAGCGTCGGGAATGACCAGCGGCGGCGGGGTTGCCGGGCTTGGCGCGTTGGGGTTCGGCACATTGAACGGCGGCGGGCCTTGAATCGGAAACTGCCCCCAAGTGCCAGCAACCGGATCGGTTCGTGTATCGCCACCATGCTCGCAGTATTCGATCGCTTGAAACCCGCCAGACTTCGGACTCGCGGGCTTTTGAATCGCTAGCGTCGAACGGTGTTGCGCGAGTTTGGCGACGTAAGTTTTCATGCCGGCAGACATTTTCGCGGCCAACTCTTCCGGCTTGCCGTTGTACCCGGTCTTTTGAAATACCACGGTCGAGGGATCGCCGTACTGCTTGGTCCGCGGCGGCTGAATCAAGATCGTTGGATAGCCGCTGATCTTGAGATTCTTTTGCCACCAGGCGTGGGTCTCGTTTTCAACGTCATAGAAATTGATGTGAGCCCAAGAGTTTTTCTGATCGCCTGGAATTGCAAACGCCCTCAGGTGCTGCGAGGTTTGCCAGTCGGCCTTGAGTTGATTGCAGGGCCCGCAGTTTTTCATCGTCAACACGGTGATAAACCACTTGTGCGAGTCGTCGGCGGGCGGGGCCGTGACTTCTCCCCATGCGGCATCGGCTTCGGACTGTATGCCGTCAACGTGTTCGACGTGATCCCCACGGCGAATGACAGCGGCCGTATCGACCTCAGGGCCATTGAGCATCGCTTGGCCAAAGAGTGAGACCGACGGAACGAGGATAAGCCCCAGCAGCAGCAAGGCTTTCAGGGATCGCATGATTACCACCATTGAACGTATTGAGGAACCGGGGGTTGCCCTGGCGCGTCGATGATGACGCACCATTGACCAGAGGCAAGATGCAGACGGCGAAATTGGGACCAAGTGTAAGAGTCGATCTTGTGGGTCGAGTTGTTGTTGCAGACGTACCAGGTGTCGTCGTCAAGATCGTCGGGCGTGTTGTTGTCGTCGTACCCGTACAACGTCTGGAAGTGATTACCGCCCGCGCCAATTGCCGCGAATCGCCCGGTCTTTCCGGCCCAGCGCATCCACTCCCAAGTTGTCGAACCGGTCACATTCCAGATCGGGACTTGCAGCCGCGAGGCATAGCCCGAAACGCGCTGCGGCCATGATCCGCCGCGGACCTTGGGGCCGTACGGCGTGTCCCACAAGAGGCAAGCGAACTCGGGGACACCGGACCAACAGCCGCACATCCCGAGCGAGCATTGCACACACGAGCCGTCGGGGTTGCGGTACCATGCCCGGACATTGTCGGGGAGTTGCATGCGGTCTTCGCGTGCGTCGGCAATCGGGCTAAAGAGAGCAAGGCAAATCGCGGCGATCAAGATTTTCGGAATCATGGTTGTCGCTTTCGGCGTAACGCCGCGTTTAGATCTTCGCAAATGAGGTCCGCACAAAGACGGGACTTCCAAAACCAGCCGTAGAATTTGCCGTTTTCCCAGCTTTTAAACCCTTGCCGATCAACGAATTTCCCGTCGTCCAACAGGACGCACTGATACAAGTCGCCGACGGCTTGGACTTCCCATCGAAGCATGACGGGAATCTTTTCAGAAATTATTCAAAACAAAAATGCGCCAAATCACCGCAAAGCCATTTCTTTGGCCGCGCATGCCGGGCACGGCAAAACCTCGATAACGCCGCGACATTTCGGGCAGAGCACCTTTTCGGGGAGTTTCATCGTTCCGAGCGGTGCACGAGCGAGAACCTTGCCCACGGTGTTGTAAGACGCGCCAATTCGCCGCGCGATCAACTTCTGAGAAAGCCCTAATTTTGCGAGGCGCAAGATATGGCGGGCGACTTCGGTTGGTAGGCTGCGGCGTCCTCGGCGCATTTTTTTCCCGTCCAGATGAGAGATTCGGGCAAAGAATTTCGGAATGAGTCCGAACGCAAAAGACCGCCAGCGGCTTCGTAGGGGTATCTTACCCGCACCCCATGCGATTCGGCGAGAGCCAACAACGCCGGCTCGGTGAGTGAGTACAAGAACCCCAACGTGAGCGGGCCAGCACAGTCGATCGACCAGATCGCTTGCTGCTCGTCGCGCGATGGATACCACATCGCAACCATCGATAGCACAAACCGCAGCGGCAGAAAATCTCGAACGCCAATCCGCGGATCGAAGAGCAGATCGCAAGCGACGGCGCGCTGCCAGACCGCTTCGTAGTCCGTGGCGTACTCGATTGGCGGCTGCTTGACGATTCGCCCGCTGGCAAATCGGGTAAGTTGGCACTGAGCGACGCCGTAAAAGTAAAAAATACACTGGGCGACGCGTGGGTTGTGGTCGCCGTCGTGAATCGAACGCCATAAAAAATACTTCCAGACGTCATGGCGAAGCAGATTGAGCCGGGTTTCGCTCTCGACCTCGTCTTGCGCGGGGCGTCGCCAATAGCGGATTTGCTTGGTCATGCAATCGCTCCCTCGAGTGTCTTCACGACGATCCGAGTCGCCGGCGCCTCATCGCCCGCCACAACGTACCGAGTCACAACCGCGCGCCACACTTGCGAATCATCTTTCCACAAAACGCCGTTCAGCGCATCGCAGATCGCTTTGCTGAGATTGTCCCAGTCCGGCTTGCCTGTTTTGGGCTCTCGCGGCATAGGCTTCGTTTTCCACGTTCTCGCTGCGGGTCGGGCAAACGTGGCTGTTATCTCGATTTCGACCGGGGACGCGATTAGCGGGCCAGCGTGGGCCATTCTCGCGGCCATTTGGATCGCAGCCTTGAACACGTTCACCGGATGCTTGCCCGGGGTGTAGTTCTGCGCGATCGCCTTGCCAGCGAATTGCATCACGCGCGTTCGCTGGCGAGGTTGCGCGATTGCTTCGCCAGGTACTGAGAATTCGATTTTCATACTTCCTGATACTCCTCTCGGTGTTCGTGGCTTCGCTTGCTTGCAACGTGCGCGTCGTACTCGGCAAGGATAGCTTTGTGCTCTGCCTTTGCCTCTTCGAGCGTGATTGAACCAAAGCCGTTGTCATATCGCCGCGCAACTTCGTGCATTCGATCCGCGAACTGCCGGAACTCCGAGTCTTGGCTTGGGCGGTATGCTGGCTTTTGCCAATCCTGAATTGGCTTTGGCCGACGAAAAACAACCTCCTTGCGAATCGTTCCGGGCAAGTCCTGCCAAGATGCTGGCGCGGGAATGTCCCTTGACGCAATTCGCTTGATAACCTCGCGGCACTCCATTGGCGTTGCATCGCCAAGCAGTTCCGCCCAGGCCGTGTGAATCGTTTCCCGTCCGGGATTGGATGCCTTTTGCGAAACGGCTTGATCTTTCAACCACGAGGCCGTACTTGGCATGAAGATCTCGAGGGTCGCAACAAAATCGATGTAATCTTCTCGCGTCATGACTTAAAACCTCTTTTCGAATTCGCTGCCAACAGATTCGGCGGCGGTGATGAACTTGCGTTTCGGTTTCCCGCCTTGCGGCTTGTCTTGTGGTTTGTCTGCGAGCTTGATCCAGCCGGCCTCGATGCTCGCCTCGATGCGTTGTATCGCTACAATCGGCCCATCGCGGGCCATGCTGATCAACTGGGCCTCGGCGGTTCCTTGCGCGAAGCGAGTTTCTTTCTCGACGGTCAAGTACCGATGCCACTTGGCCCAGGCTTCGAGGAACCGCGGAACTCGAAGAACGTCCGGGATCGCGATCATGAGCGGATCGAACGAATGCCGCTCTGCAGCGAACGGCGGCGGCTCTTGAATTGGTTTTTGTTCTTCTGGTTTCGCTTCGCCCCTAAACCCTGTATTTAATTCTTTCTTTCTTAAATTCTTTCTTTCTTCTTCTGTGTCCGCTGGCTGTTCATTCGTTGTTCGCTCGCTGTCCGCTGGCTGTTCACTTGCTGTTCGCGCAGGCTCCTTGCGAGATTGGTAAGTCTCCCATTTGCATATAGTTACGGTTGTCCAATAGCTGTTCGCTTCGGCCTTAATGCAACCGATTTCAACAAGCTTTTGCATGCCGCGATACCACTTCGACGGCGATACGTGAAGCTGCTCAGCGGCGGCCGTTCTGCCGGTCACAAATTGGCCTGGCGCTAGTGTCTCATTCTTGAAGCGAGAGGGCTTGGTATTGGCTTTTAAGAGGCACCACACCCACAGGCGGCAAAGCCAATCGTCATCCATGATCGGATGATCGAGCATCATTCTGTGTATTTTGACCCAACCGTCTTTCATGCGCCTTGATCTCCTTAAATCCGTGGCGTTGTAGATCCGTTCAAATCTCAATCCAACAGCTTGCCGCAGTCTTTGCAGCGTCGATCAAAGTGGGAGAGTTGGTACTCGGTGACGCTCTCGGGATGCGGGCAGTCGCCTTGCAAATATTCCAAGCAAGTCGCGACGGTGACGGTGCCGCGGTTGAACTCTCGGCGGTAGTGTGCGGCCGATTCGGCGATAGCCGCGCGGCGTCGGCGGATTTCTTCGCGGGTGGGTGGGGCTTCGGTTTTTGGTTCGGTCCTCATCGCTCACTCCCTTTCGTTGGTGTTGATGTTCAGTGCTTTGGCGAGACGCATCATCAGCCGGTCCCGCTCCGCAACCATGTTGTGCTTTTCCACGGCATAGGCTGATGCTGAATTGATACCTTCGTTAATCGCGTCGTAAATATCCTCGTAAAGCTGCTTTCGCTCCCCGTCCGCGTCGTGGTGTTCGGAGAGGTAGGCGTCAATGATGGTTTCGCGGTCAAGTTCGTATTGGCGATATGGAAGCGGGCCGAAATCAGCGTAAACGACTTTGACTCTGCCGCCGCTGTAAATGCTTTGCACTCGTTCAGCCGCCGCGCGTATCTCAGGTGGTGTCGGTGTCATGGGGTTCCTTTCGTTTGATGCTTCTTTGATATGTAAAGCTCCCACAACGATTCTTCATCGTGTGGAAACACTAGCGTTTGCTCGTCTGGGTCAGGTGGGTCATCTTTGCCAAGCTGCTTCCATTGACGACCACCGAGATGAACAGCCCTGACTTTTCTTGGAGGCAGCAACTCCCACTGGCATACACCGTCAACCACCTTTTCGCCTTGAACTAACCAACAATAAAACGGAATCCAAAATGGGTGTCTTGGCGATTCTGGTTGATTCCTGACGGCGTTGGTTTTCGGATTCACAAACCAAGGTCCGCCTGTGTAATCGCGTTCAAAGTGATATGTCTTTCCATTGGCTATGAGTTTGTACGTCTCACTCATACGCTCCCGCCTTTCCGCACTCGGCAGTAACAAAATCGCGTCAATACATTGCTGTTGCTAACAGTGATGAATGGATGCGACCCATCACGAACCGCAATCAATTTGTGGAAACTTTCCCAATTGTGATGGGTATGGTCCCGAACCTCGCACTCCGGCCTCTGCTTGGCGTCCTCGTCCGTGGGTGTGATCCACTCCTCCGGCTCCGGCTGCTTGGGCTTGGCTAGTTTCAGCAAACGTCGTCGCGTCGATTCCCAAGGTTCACTTGCAACGCCGCGCGCGTCATCTTTGCCGTCAAGAATCTCATTGACCTTTTGGCAAAATACGGCTGTTGTGTGGTCATGCCCTCGCCACCACGCTGGATGTGCAAAGTCAGTCCCGTCTGCATCTGGGTAATCTTTCGCCTTGGCGAGTTCGGCGGTGAGTTCATTGCACTTTTCTGTGAGCCAATCATTGCGACTTGAACGCATGTGGGCCTGTGTCTCCAACTCCACCACCTTCGCCGCGAGTTGGTCCCGCTCTTTCAAAAGCGAATCCGCTTCTTCCTTTCGCTGTTTGCTAACGCGAAGTAACGCCGCATTCGCCTTGCGCAACTCCTCAACCTCATGCCTCACCACATCGCACTGCGGGGCTGGGTCTTGGTGGGGGTCGGGCCATTCAGAGATAATGTCAATTGGACATGGTTCTTTGTATGCCATGCCATTGTCTCTATATGTTTCAATTCCACACGCCCAGGGATAGTTGAGGCTTGTTGAGCGAATCATCGGCCCAACTTTTTCACCCTTGCGGTTCTTGTAATAGCAACCTTCGACAATCTGCACCTCCCCCTCCTTCGCCTCGGCGGGGGGGTTCTTGAGAGAGATGCGGTAAGTCGCACGATGCTCCGCTGTCACCGTATCTTCGCCACACATGCGCATTCCAATCGTTTTCAATGGGGTCACGAAAATATCTCCTGGCTGAATCTTCTCGCCAACTTCAAGCCTGCGAATCGTGAACTGCTGCGTGGTCATGGTCGTGCCTGTGGTTAGGGGTTAGGGTTAAAAGGTTGCTATCAGGAGCCACGGTCGCATTCACTGGGGCTTTAGCCTTGATTCAACAACTCTATGAGCTGCTGAAGTTCGCCTTCGGTTTTCAGGGTGCAAAGGTAGTTTTCGTTTGTGCCAGACATGGATCTCGCAGTAATTGCCGCCTCGCCGTCGCCAACGCAAACATAAAGCCGCAACGTGCCGGGGAGAACGATAATCCACTCTCGATCATCAACGATGCGTCCGTTGTAAACGGCTTTCAGTCGCCTCATCGTTTCAGCAGTAATTGGTGTCATCGCTCATAGCTCCGGTGCATTTGTCCGTGGGTCAGGGTAAATCGGTCTTGGTCACCGAAGGGTTCTAGTTCTTGACGATCAAGACTTCCGGGGCATCGCACTGGCCAACGCCGCGGCGATTTTGAACGTGCAGATTTTTTTGCATGGTGCAATCAACAAACTCCCAGCTCTTGTAAAGAGCCCGAACAGTTGGGCAATCGTAGTAGCTGACGACAACGCGAGCATTCTCGAATCGATTCAACTGCTCTGCTAACAAAACGTGCTGGTCTCGCTCGCCAGTGATCGGGAGATCGATCTCGCTAAAATCGTGCAAATAATCCGAACCGCCGCCGCTCGCCCGGCTGCCGCGGACATAAGGAGGATCCGCATAGATTGCAACTCCGCGAACGTCTGCAATCTTGGGGATGATCTCAAAGGCATCGCCGCCGATAAACTGCGCATTTCTCAATCGATCGTGCCAATCTGGGATTGATTCGACCGCGTTTCGCCATCGCGTTGATGTGGATCCGCCGCCGGGAGTAAACCGAATGGCCGGAGCGTAGTTTGTTCTACGCGTGCCGGCCGTACCGTTCCTACCCATCCAGGACAAAATCAGAAAATTTAAAGCGCGCTCTAGCGGATCCGCCGGCGCAGCTAGAGCCATTTCTTCACGGTAAAGATCGGTAGAGCAAAGTACTCGCGAGGCTCGCGCGTAGAGTTGCACCGCCAAATCTTCGGACTTGAGCACTCGGGCCAGGTTAATCAGATCCCCATGCAGGTCGATCAGTGTCTCTTGCGAACTAGGCGGCTTTGCAAATAGCACCGCGCAGGATCCGCAGAACAATTCCCAGTAGGCCGTGTGCTTGCCAAGTAACTCGACAACCTTGGGCGCAAGCGTACGTTTGCCGCCGAACCATGGAGCGATCGCTTTGATTTTTGCGTCTGTCATTTTATGAAGGGTTAAAGTGTTGTTCGGTCATCACAACCGATGTTGGGTTATGGCTTAGTGTTTGACATACAGATTGAAAAACTGCTCATGCAACTTGGGATCATCGCGCAACATTTCAAGATGCTTATTCAGTTCCAGAAGCATGAACGCATAGTCTTTTGCGTCTCTCGTTTTCTGTAGCCGCTCGGCTGCTCTGGCAAGCACACCGGACAAGCTGATTGTCATGCTCATCGCTCGTTTCTCCCGCCTCGCGGCTGTTAGGTGGTGTTAGTGCGTCGCTAGTTGTCGATCTTGCACAATCGCTGCAAGACATTTCACCTTGTCAGCGATCATGCTCAGTTCGCCCGCAGTCAGAGGCATCCCCAGAGCCGCAGCGTAATTCCGCAACTCCTTGAGCGCCTCGACTGCTTGCAATTCAGCGGTTTGGATTGGATCAGCGGTGATCATTTAGCCCTCGAATACTTCGGATCGGAGTTCGCCGTCGTCGGCTTGCGCGGTCAACATGACAACGCCAGTTCCCTTCAAATGCTCATTGATCAGACGACGATTCGCCGGCTGCAAAGATTCCCACGCTTCCTGAACCACCGTGATCAGCCCGCCCTTGCCAACGGCTTCAATCGCAATGTCGAGAGCGATCTTCCAGCGTTCGCCGTGGCTCAGATCCGCGAAGTACGTCAAGCCGCGTTTGGTCGTGAGCACAAGTCGCCCGGCTTCGACGCGTAGCAACTTGCTCGACTTGGCAACCACGCTCGACAAAACGTCGTCAGTCCCGCGCGCCGCATTGCGTAACCGCTCGGCGCTCTTGCGATGCTCGGCGGCTGCTTTCGCCGAAATGTCCGCTTTGGCCAGGGCCTCTTTTGCAGCCCGAACCTTGCTCCCTTGTTCCGCGGCTGCGTGCGCTTCGGCCAGGGCTTCGGCAGCGGTCAAGACTTCGTCAGTCGTCGGCGCTGGCGGGATCGACGCGGCCAGGGTCTTTTGCCACTCGGCAAGACTGCGCTCGTGGGCTTCGGCTTGCTTGCGGGCCCGGATCGCGGCGGCTTCGTTGGCCGTCTTGGCTTCGTAGTCTGCGCGGGCTTCGGCCAACTTGCGCTCGCACTCCAAAACGTGCTCCCGCGCGGCGGTCGTAAACTCGCGGGCCGCTTGCTCGTGAGCCTGCGCTTCGGCAAGGCTCGGGCCGTCGTATTCGAGACGCTGCTTGTCAATCTTGGCTTGCGCTTCGCTCGCGGCGGCTTTGGCTCGGGCGTGTGCCGCTTGGGCAGATTTCAATTCGCTATCACGACGTACAGCGGCTTCGACCGCTCGCTGTAACACCGTGGCGTCGCTCTCGGCTGTCAGGTCAACACCTTCGATCGATTCGCGGCCGGCGCGGGCGTGGCCGTCGGCGTGGTTCGCTTGGTCTTCGGCGTCGCGGGCTTTGGCTTCGAGGTCCCGCTTAATCCGTGCGGCCATGGTGAGCAGGTCGGTAGCTTCGGCGGCACTGGCCGACACGAGACGATCAAATTCATCGCGGCCCCCGCAAAGATCGTAAAACAGTTCGGGCGTTGCTTCGGTTTCCACGAGCGAGACAAGGGCCTTGATTCGCTTGGCATCGGCCGCGCCCGGGTCTTTAATGCCAGGATCGACCAGTTCAGCCACAGACAAACGGCCGTCGAGCGTGACGATCTCGGCTTGCAGTTCGCCCGTACGGCGCGGGTTGCGCGAGACGTTCAGTGTGTAACCAAGTCCCTTGACCTTGCCATTTAGCTGGCCGTCGCGGACTTGGACGCTGCCTTTGTTGGTCAACAGCCGCTCGGTTGCTTCGAGGCCGGTTGATTTGCCGCTCCCGTTGGGGCCTCGCAGAACAGCGACGCCTCCCTCGTCGGGCAGGTTGATTGTCAGGCGCGGGATTGCTCCGACGTTTTCGATTTCGATTTGCTTTGCGGTTGCGGTTGCCATTGGTTCCCCTTTGTGTGATGAAAGAAAAGTGCCGGTCTGTTCCCGGCTGTCACAGAGTTTTTTAGGCAGTGGCTGCTGAGGCTGCCGCACGTGTGAATCCGCGTCATGCTTTGCTGGACTTTGACCCAAGTTTCTAGGGGCCGATCAATTGGCTTTCGCCGCGAAGCTCGGCACGCTTCTTGCTCGTGATTCAAAAACTTGCGGGCATGGTCCGAGAGTATTTCATCCTCCTAAGAACCGAGTTTCCTCAGTCGGGTGGCCAACGTATACCATGCTCTTAGTGCCTGTTCGTCCGGCTTTCGCCGCCGCAAGCTGCGTAGTTACTTCGCTTTCTTAATCCTCGCCCGCGCGTGCGTGGCCATTGTCGTCAACTGCGTGCGCTCTTCGTCGGTCTCGGCCAGCGCGGTCTGCTTGTCGAACCAAGCCGAAACTTGCTCGACCGTCTCGCAGTCGAGAAACCCTTGCCCAGCGGCTTCGAGAAACTCGGGGCGGTAGTCGAGTTGCTGATCGCCGTCGTCGGCGAGCTCGCCTTGGTGGGATTCGTCTTCGATCAGCGATTTTTGTTCGGCGGGCTTTTCCGCTTGCTTTGCGGGCAATGCCGTTTGCTTTACAAAGTCCGATAGCTGATCAACCGTGCGGATCTGCTGCGGCGATTCGATATACGACTGCGGCGGCGGTTCGTGGTGCATTCGGTCAAGGTCGTCATCGGTCATAATGCCGAGCATCAACTCGGGACGGTGGCGGCGAGCCCACTTTGTAGCCCCGGTGTAAAACAGCTTTTGCTGCGGGTCCGTTATCCACATCTTGTTATCCGTCTTGGCTTGGCCAACGGTGATCCGAATGACTTTTACGCCAAGCATGGTCAAGTTTGTTTGCGCTTCCGAATCGGATTCGTCTTTCGCGTATCGATTCAAGAGCGGATAGGCTTCGCGAGGGATTTCCCTTTGCGATCCGTAGATTACGGCCGCGAGGTTGTCGCCTTTGCCGCCGTTGTAGATGACCCCCAGCGGCTCAGCGTTGCCGGCTCGAGCGTTAATCACGGCGGCGATCAGCTTGCCCTGGAATCCCAGTTTGTTCGCGACGACGTAGGTTTCTGGCGCGACAGCGAAGGGATCGAAGCCCCAGCGAAAAGCTTGGTTGACGATCAAGAGACAGTTGCCCGCGATTTGCTCGAACTCGAAGTAAGCTTTAGTCTTCATGTTCATGCAGAGGTGATCAGGGATCAGCGTTGCGCGGGCCATCGATTGCGCGATGCGCCACATCTGCTCATACCTGGCCGTGTCCATAAGCTGGCTGCACTCGTCGCGAACGATCAGCCGTTCCTTTGGCGCCGGTTTCTTCTCTTGCTGCACTGGTGCTAGTTCTGCGGTTGACATACTCAATCCCCTTGTGATGACGGACAAAAAAATAGTGAACGGTTTGATTTACTTCATTCGCAGCAGCACGCGCGACACTCGCTCGTGAGCTTCAACGGCCTTGATCTGCGAGACTTGTTCTTTCCAGCGATAGCGACCGCCGCCAGGCAGTTCCCCAAACGTTGCTTCGCCGATCGCGGCCTTGATCTTGTTTTCCAAGAGTGTCTTCTTGGCTTCGGCTTCCTTGATCGTGAGCTTCACGGCGGCTAGTTCTCTGTCCCACTCGGTAGCCTCTAGGGGCAACTGAACCGCAATACCGTTGTCGCGTGGGTAGAGCGTTTTGAGTGCTCTGGCCGTCGCTTCGCTGCCGTCTATCGGCGGCATTTCACCGCTCTTGACGTAGCCCCAAAACGATTCGAGCGTTGGGAGCAATGTCTCGTTGATGAAACGCTCGTTTCGTTCGACGAGGATCGAGATCGGAGTATTGCCGCCCACGAGACCGAAGAGGTATGCGTGACTTGCCCCAGTGACCGCGAGTTGATGCTGTACTTGGATCTGGTACTTGAGCGGGCCGGTCCCCTCTTCCCATTCCTTGCGGTTGAAGTAATCGACGTTTTTCATTTCGACTGGGACCGGGCCGTAATCGTTATGCACTGCGAGGCCGTCGAGCGTGGCCCCCATAAACGGCAGATCGGGATGACGATAGATGCTGAACTCGCCCGGGCTTTGGCATTCGATGCCGTGCTGATCGGCGAAGATCGCGCGGAGCGCCGGCTCGATCAGCTTGCCGATTCGCATGCGTTGGGTTTCTTGGAAGTCTTCCTCGCCGTGAACCTTGTTTGCCCACACGGTCAAAGGCGATTGGCTTGCGTAACCCAGACCGAAGATTGCCGCGCTCTCGCTGGCGCCGATGGAACGGCGGCGGGCTTCAAGCCACTCTTCGCGGTTCTTGCAGACAACGGGCGGGTAAGGCAGATAGCTGGCGATTGGTGCGGCGGTGACCATGTGAACCCCAAGAGGAAAAAGGAAAAAAGTGCCGTGAATCCACCCCGTCACGGCGTCGGGTGACCTGCCAGCGCGACCAGACGGATATTGTCAATCGCTGGCTGTGGCTTCTTGCTGGGCTTGCTGTTGCCAAAAGTCTTCCATGCGAAGACCGATCTTTTCTGCGAGACCGGGGCCGATGCCCTTAATGTCGCTCAGCTTCTTGCCGCTCTCGTTGAACTCGAGCAAGTCCTCGACCGTCAAAAGCCCTGCGTCGGCGAGCTTCTGCGCGACCGTTGGCGTCATAAGGTTTTCGAGCAAGACGCGCTTCGCATCGTCGCTCACTCCATCGACCGGCAAGACGGGCTCTTTGCTTGCGTTGTCTTCGGCGAATTGCAGAATCGGGCGGTTGGCATCGTTGGCCGCGGCTACGATGCACTGGCGCAGACGATAGACAGCGTCGTCGTAATCGCCCTTGGCTGCCTTGGCCGCGCTCTTGGCGTCGAGGTAGCGGGCTTCGGCTTTGACGCAGTAGCCTTCCAACTCTTCGATCTGCTTGAGCAGTTGATCTGGCGTTAGCGGTTTGATCGGCGGCGATGGTTGCCACTGCTGCGGCTTGTCGGCGCCGTCGGCCGGGTCACTGTCAAGATCAGGGCCGTCATCAAGCTCCGTGCCTTCACCTTCGAGGTCTTCGTCGGCACTAATAACGCAATCATCTTGCTCTTCGTCTTGTTCAATTACGGCTGCGGCTTTACGTGGCATCGCACAAACTCCCCTGAGAAATGGCTTCGAGATAGAAAAGAAACGCTAAACGCAAACAGCTTCGCGATCCGCAACCCACTCAAGAACCTTGGCCGCGCTCAGCGACCAACGCTCACGAGGGGCACCGGCCAGGAACTCACGAGCGAATCGCACGTAGTTGGCCAGCGCAAAATCATCGCCAGCGGCATCGGCGAGAATTGCCAGGGCTAGCTGCGCCGTGCCAGGGCTGTTGCGGCCCCAGTCGATGACCGGCGAGAGATTCAGGAGGTCTTGCCGGGTTGGCAAGTCTCGGTACGCACGGCCGTTGAAGATTTGGCCGTAGTGAACGCCGGCACGGAGCGGGCTGCGGCAGGCGTAGTATTCGGTTTGGCTTTGGCTTCCGTGTTGCATGGCGTGATTTCCTTATCAAGAACTTCCGTGCGGTAAATTCGGTATGACTTCGGGGCTTCAAAGGCAAGTTTGACCTTCGGCCCCTTGTGGCTCTTGCGAACTTCTGAAATTGAGACCTCGATCTTGTCGCCGTTGGGGGCGGTAATCACGATGGTTTCGGGCAAATAGCGTGAAAGTATCAACATGGTTTTCCTTCCGTGGTTAGGGATCAGCGGGGTACTTGGCGAAGTGCCGTTCCCCCGGTTGCGATCCTCGCTGCCCGCGTCGTGCGGGCCCATCCGTTTTCGCTCTCCAACTCCTGACAAAAAACTAAAGCGTTCGCGATCCAGTTACGACGACTTCTTTTTCCTTGCTAAAATTCACAAGGAAGCCGATCCAGAGCAAAGCAACGATCGTCCAAACTACGCCACACACCCAGCCGGCCGGATCGAAGCGATCAAGCAACAGCCAGACAATGATCGTTAGGTGAATTGGTGGGTATGAAGGTATGCTCTCTCGTGCGATCACGTACTTTGTTGACATTCAATTGGCCCTTGAAAAAGAAAAAATCATCCGGCCTCGCGGGACGGGGGCGGGGTCATCACACGCGAGACCGGACAATGCCGTTCACCCGGCTTGCTTCACTGGCTCTTGCTTACCCCTTTTTCTTGGTGCGCACTCTGAATGGGCAGGCTCGGTAATCGCTCGCTCTGCCGGCCACCCAAGACGCTTGACTCGATGAAACACGGCATAGCCAGGCACAACGCAACGCGGGTCTTTTCCCCACTCGCCAGCGCACTTTGTTTCATTGAAAGCCGTGACAAGAAAGCTGTTTCGCTTGTTACCGTTTTGCTGCTCACGTGTTGCCCAGCGGCAGTTTTCCGGCTCGTAATTGCCATTCGTGTCGATTCGATCAATGCTCGTCCCGGCAGGCCGTTCGCCCATGTCGTCAACAAAGTTTTCAAACGACTCAAGCCAGCGCTGGCAAACACGAATGCCGCGAGCGCCATAGGCTTGGTATCTCGGATCGTTGGCGTCATAGCATCGCTGTTTCATGCTGCGCCAAACGACATAAAGAGGGTGCTTCGTCCAGATCATGCCATTGCCCTTTCTTTGACTGGCTGCTTGCGAATCCAATCGTTTACCTCATCCCCCATGAACCGAAGTCGATTGCTGCCGGGAATCAGCCGCGGGGCGACTCCATCGGCTCGCATGGCGTCTTGGGCGTCTTCGCCGATCCCGAGATTTCGCAGATCATCAATCGTGTAACTGCGACGATCATCGATCACGCCGTAGCGTCGTTTTGTGCGTGGCTTGCCCATGTTATGCTTGGTAAGTCTTGGCTCGCGCCGCCGTTTGCTTGGTGGCGATGACGACGCGAGCCGCAACTAAAAAGGGTGGTGTATGGGTGCAATCAATCCGAAGGGGTGGTTTACGTTCAACGAGCGACAGGGGATGCGGATTACGACCAACTTGGACAAGGTCGTTTGTGTTAAGTCCGACTCCAAGGGGCTGCCGTCAATCACGTTAGTTGGTGGAACCACTTACAACGTCGATGACGGCTCGCTTACCGAAGTAATCACAATGCTTAGGGCGACGGCTTAGCTTCATCGCAGACAACTTGCCCGTCCGCGTTGACGTATGGCGGACCGCGAAAAACTGAGGCCAGCGATTCCTCGTGCGACTCCACAAAGCGCACGAAGCGAATCGCTTTTTTTATTTGCTTTTCCGCCGACTCATCGAATATGTCGCGCGGATCGAGGATGCTGAGATAAGTTGCCGTAGACTTGAAGCACAGCGGCATCAAACTCTTGAACAAATCGCCCTGCATCGCGGCGTAATTCGCACGCGCCTCGTCGATCTCTTGTTGCGTTGGCATCAGCCCACCTCGCGAAAAGGATTTTGGGAACGAATTTGGCTTGCTTGACCGGACGGCAGGATAAGGCCGCGCTTGATGCAATCAGCCTCAAAACGAGCCTTGGATTGCAGGTCCGGCATGCGGTAACGACGCTGATAAAACCGATTGCTGCACTTGTCGCAGAGGCCGCGTCTCTTGGCTGGATTTGGGCACAAGAGACACTTGCCTTGTTTGACAAGAGCCTCAATTGCTTTGGCCCGCTTTCGAGAAACATTGGCCATCTCAAACATCCCGATAAATCTTGAAATTTGGTCAATCACTGGATGCTCCAAGTAAGGGCTGCATCCATGCCGTAACAGTTCTGTTGCATATTAGTGACTGTATCGGACTTGTCAACAGTTTTGTTGCATTGTTTCGCAGTGTGTCAGCACCGTGTCAACGCAAGTATCAGCCGCGTATCAGGTTAGTGCGGGAAATTATTTTTCTCGCTATGCTTTTGTGATGAGCAAAAAAACAACAATTGCCGAGCCGCAAACGGGAATGCTTGGCTCGTGCTTGATATGTGGCACTCGTGGCACTGCTACAGCGCCACTACGGAGAGGCATTTGCCCGGCGCATTACATGCAGTTTCAGCGAACAATCGCGGGGCTTCCTGCGGACAAAAGGCAGGAATACGAAGACGAGTTGATTGAGAAGAAACTTATCTTGCCGTCTCGCGTTGGTAGGCCAGCAGAGGACAACCCATTTGCCGAGATTGCGGAGAAGTATCTGCCTGATAGAGTTAGGAAAGACATTGAGGCCGGCAAACGCGCTGCCTCAAAGATGATCGAGGAACAAAAGAAAAAAGGGGGCTGAGATGCAAGAGACTCCAGAGATCCGCGTTCCACCGAAAGCACCGCCGCCGCGATTGACAAAGATTGAATTGCCGGACGGAGTAGACGCAAATCCGTACCCCAGTGCGACATCGAAAACTACCGCTAAGCAGCGTGAGATTGCGCCGCTAGACTTCGCCCTAAGACTGGTTGCGTTTTTTGCTATCGGCCTAATGCTTGGGAGTGCGTTTTTCAGTGTTTCCGGCATAGGGCTAGCCGTTGGCGTGTTGACTCTTACCACTTGGCCGAAACACCGACTAGAGATTATAGGTTGCGGCGTTTCGATCTTTATCGCGCTCCTTGCCTTGGCTTATCCGTACTTGAACGAAATGCAGCAAAGGGCGCACAGGGAAAGAGTTAGTGAGCTACTGAAAAAAGGCGGCATAGAGAAAACCTTGGCAGAGCAAGAGGCCGAACGGGAAGCCCGTAGAGCAGACGCCGACAGGGAAACGCAAAAATTGCTAGACAACGCTAACAGAGCGTGGAACAACTGAGGGCAAACAATGATCTACCTAAAAACCGATGACGGCATAAGCGGTCCAATCCCGCTGGATCGATGGACGCAACTTGAATTCGGCGGCAAACTGCCGCGTAACGCCCAGCGCGCGGACTCGAAAGACGGGCCTTGGACTCCGGTGTATCACGGACCAACGGCCGAAGAGATCGAAGCCGAGCTAGCCGCAAAGGCCGAGCGCGAGCGATACGCTAGGGAAATGGATCAGGCTATTGCCGACAACCGTTCTAGGAACGCAAGGCAGACCGCCGGCAATGCCGTAGGCCTCTCGCTGGCTGTTGTCGTATTCGCGATGACGGGAATTGCATCGGCTTTTGTGATAGGTCCATTTGCCGTCATCCCGGCTGCTATCCTTGGGTTTGTTGCCTACTCCTTTGCTTTTCGCGCAACGGCTGCCGAACACAAAGACGCCAATTAACCGCCGCCGAGATCCGCGCCCGCGCCGAGGCCGAACGCAAGGCCAGGGACGGGAAGTGAACCGGGGCCGCGGCCGAGCGGATTGGGGAGTTTTTTTGAGCGTGTTTCACTCCCGGGATTCTGTTAAAATGTTTGTCACTTGAGCCGCTATTTCGGCGGCTGTTTTCATGCGCAGGAGCAGATCAATGTCAACCGACCTTTCCCTCTTTCACTTCGATGATGGCCGGCAAAGCTTTGAGGATATGGGTAAGCCAAATGGCGTGACACGTTGGCACGAAAGCGTTCTGCGCGAGGCGTTGGGCTACCAGTCTGATGATGGCTTTAGTAAAGCGATCAATCGCGCAATGCAAGCCTGTCTATCGATCAGCGTCGCGTGTGAAGACCACTTCCACCGCCAGTCTGATGGAACATATTTATTTACAAGGTTCGCTTGCTATTTAATAGCGATGAACGCGAGCCCAAAGAAGCCGCAAGTCGCTGCAGCCCAAGCCTACTTTGCGGCAATTGCCGAGACTTTCCAGAGCCACTTAGAGCACTCAAACGCCATAGATCGCGTGCTAATTCGCGATAAAATCACGGACGGACAGCGCACGCTATCCGGGGTTGCGAAGGCGCATGGCGTTACGTGCTATGCGTTCTTTCTGGATCAAGGTTATCGAGGCATGTACAACATGAGCCTCAAAGAATTAACAAGATATAAGGGTGTTAAAAAGAATGAGCAATTAATTGACCGAATGGACAAAACCGAATTAGCAGCCCACCTTTTTCGAATCACGCAAACCGAAGCGAAGATTAAAAACGAAGGACTTCAAGGCCAAGTGAGTCTCGAGAAAGCCGCGCGATCTGTTGGAGCGAAAGTAAGAAGCACTGTCATTGAGATAAGCGGCAAAGCGCCAGAGAACCTGCCAATTGCCGAGAACATCAAAGACGTAAAGAAGAAACTTAAGGGAACGACCAAAACCATGAAGGCGATTGACGATAAAAAGAGGAAGCTACCAAAGCCGAAAGACAGCTAACACCCTTTCCACACCCGCACAAAAACCCATCAAAATCTATCTCCATATAGCCCCTCACCTTGCAAATAATCAGCACATCTAGTGCTATCAAAAAACTTGCATACGAATTCATTTAGTGTACAACAATACACCGATGGATGACTAAAGAACGGACGCGGCGACTTTTCGCGAGGGGTGTAATTATGTTTGTTTCGGGGAGTGTTTTGCATTGTTCTTACCCAACCGACAACCGTGTCGGGGCCAAGACTCGACTAGAGCCGCGGCGGATCGTGGTTCGTTCTGAGCGGGACCTGAGGGAGTTGCCGCTCGATCCGGTAACGCTGCGACTGCGACCAAAAGTGCGGCGCGGTCAATTGCTGATCGTTGGTTACGATCTCGACCGGCGCCGGACCCGCAAGTTCTATTTTGACTCGATGCGCTCGCTGCGGGTATCTGATCGGCCTTTGATGCGTCTCGGCATTTACAGCGCGTTTGGCGAAGACGAGCCGCGTTTGTTTGGCGGGCCGTTGACTGATTGCCGGGCAGATCAAGAGCACGCGCGGCGGGTGATCGAGGCCCTGAACCGCTGGCTATACGAGCAAGGGACCGGGAAGTGTGCCGGGCTGTTTCCTCTTGTGGCGAAAGCGAGGGCCGCGTGAACATCAAGGTCTATGTTCTGCGGCGCAAGGATCGCGCGGACTATCAACTTGCGTACAAGGATCCGGCCACAAGACGCCGGCACACGCGAAGCGCAAAGACTTCGAATCTCAAAGATGCCCGCGAGGCTGCAATCCGCTGGCAGATCGAACTAGAGCAGGGCGGGGCGGTTGCAGATCGAACAACGTGGGAAGTCTTTCGGCATCGTTTCAGTGACGAGCATTTGATTACGCTCGCGCCAAAGACTCGAAAGGCATACAAAACGGCATTGAATCACTTCGAGCGACTGATCGGCAAACCGGTCAATATGAACCTTGTCGATGCCGGCATGCTGAGCAAGTTCAAGGCGAAGCTGTTGGGCGAGGCAATTGTTACGACCACGGTTCGCAGCTATCTCAATTTTGTGATCTGCGCGCTCTCTTGGGCCAAGTCGGTCAACATCATGAAGGTTGCGCCAAAGATCAAGCTGCCGAAGCTGCAGCAAGACGAAAAGGCCATGAGCGGCCGGCCCATCACCGACAAGGAATTCGAGCACCTGATCGCCACGGTAAAGAGTGTGCGGCCAAACGATCGAGCGAAGTACGAGCGGTTTATCCGCGGCTTGCGGCTCTCGGGACTGCGGATCGAAGAGGCCGAAAAGCTTGACTGGGAAAAGGGGCCCGTTCGGCTCGATCTGTACGGGGCCAGGCACCCCCGCATATTGCTGGGAGTCGAGGGCCACAAGGGACGGCGTAACGAGATACTGCCCATCACGCCAGACTTTGCGGAATTCATCGCTCAAACGCCTGAGAGCGAGCGTAAGGGCCGGGTGTTCAAGGTGAGCTCTAAAGCTCGCCGGATCGTGTCGGCAATCGGCAGAGCCTCAGGGATCATCATTAATGAGGCCGACGGCACTTACGTCTCGGCGAAGTATCTGCGCAAGACGTTTGCAACCTACTGGTCGTACCGAGTGCGGCCGATCATTCTCCAAAGACTCATGAGGCACAAGGATATAAAAACAACGCTCAAGTTCTATGTTGCGCAAGAGGCCGACGACATTGGCGACGAATTGCAGCGGGCATACAATGTCCACCACTTTGTCCACCAAACCGAGTCAAAAAAAGAGGGTGCCCAAAAAACAGATAGCGAAAAGCCCGGGGAAAAGTACGCATCCGGGTAG